TGACCGTGTATCTGTCTATGATGAAATCGATGTTCTTAAAGTTGAGATTAAGGTCTTCTATACGTTTCTTAAGTTTGGCGGAGGTCCCTGGTTTGCAGTAAAGTACAGGAACTGCCTTGACATACCCCAATGGGCCTTGCTGTCCGGCCTGCTCGGTTTTCATCCAGAGCGGCAGGAATGTCCACTCGTCGTGTCCTAGGGCCTTGATCCTGTCCCTCATGTTCTCCACAGCGTTGGGCCTGATGGTTGTGGCACCGGTTTCGACGCCCTCGTTGTTGACAAATGGGTCAACTATGTCTATGTATATAACTTCATACAGAACAGTTCCGCTCTGTTTGGCCACCGCTGTCTTGATGTCACCGAACCAAAGTGTTATGGGTGCGTGGTTCAACTCCATCTGGTTCTGGAAGGTTGTGAGTGTCTGCGCCTCCACTCCCGCCATCATCAGCATCTCGGGTCTCAGTTTCATACCAAAGTTTGAGTCCTCTGGTCTATAGATCTCTTCCGGTGAGTTGATGTTGGGATCTTGTGCTATGTTGTAAAAAATGTTTTGGTCTACGAATGACGTGGCGTGTCCCATCATGTCACCATATTCAATTGTGGTGTATGGTATGTTGATCGTCAGTGTGAATTCCTTGATCGCGGCCGCCGTCTGGTACTGGTCACTTACAGTTACCGTGAACGTGAAGGTCCTTGTGGAGTCTGTGAAGTCGCTGGGATCTATAGTGCCCACGAGGTTGCCCAAGGGCGACAGTGTAATCCCCGTCGGCAGTGCTCCACCAGTTACCGAATATGATAAGACCCTGTTGGGTTCATCCGCCTCTGCCTCGATTGAAAGTGTGCTGGGTATGTCTGCCGTCAGTGTGCCCACATTCCTTGCGGTGGTGAATGTCACCCCTATGTCTAGGTCACCTATTATGGTCATGGTGAATAGTTTATCAGAGTACACCAGTTGCCCCGTTGGCATGGTCCTTGTTGCCCTCAGCGTGAACGAGAAGTCCTGTGTGACCTCGCCCTGTCTGGGCACGTATCCAAAAACCTCACCGGAGTTGGGATCCACGCTCATTCCTGGAGGGAAAGTTCCTCCTACCTTAGAATACACTAGGTCACTGCCAGTGGAGTCCGCGTCATCCACGTCGATCTTGATCACGTGGGTGTTGTCATGCCTGAACGTGCCCAGCGCTGAGTCGGTGGTGAACACCGGCCTACGCTGTGATGTGTGATCCATGGTGATCGGGAAATTGTTGATTTCGGTCATGTCGATGGTGATGTTTGGATTGTTGACATTCCAGTACGCGGCCGAGTAAACGAATATTGAATTCTCCTGTGTGGTCACGGATGTGCTGTCACTGACCCTCACCGTGATAGGGAAGGTCATCGCTATCTGCCTAGTCGAATCCTCAAAGTAGTCATCCGTCAATTGACATGTGCCTGAAAGTAAGCCATCCTCCCTGAGCGTGAGGCCCGGTGGCAGTATGCCTGAAATGACCTCGAATTTTATCTCCCCACCCAGTCGGGTATCAATGTCCGTGGCCTGGAACTGGAAGTTCACATACTCTCCGTCCAACACCCAGTACAGTCCCACCCTGGTGGAATCGTCTAACTGTAGTTGTCCTGACGCCGTGGTGAACACGGGCGCGTCCTGTCCCTCGATGTCTATTGAGAAAGTCCTGTCCGTGATCTGGGCACCGGCCGTGGCTCGCACGACGAAGGTGTAAAGAGTTCTCTTGGCAACCTGGGCCGGAGTGCCCGTCAGTAGGCCCGTTGATGTCACCCTCATGCCCGAGGGCAGGCTTCCTGCTATCACTGAGTAAGTTATGGCCGTTGAGTCACTGGTGTTCGCCTCCAGTTGTAGTGAATACGAACTGTCCTCGTTGAATGTGGCCAGTTTGCCTGCTGTGGTAGTCCACACCGGTGTTGCCATTGATCTTACTCCTTACACGGGTATTTATTGGAGATCAGCGCCTGTCGTTCTGGGTGCGTTGCCAGTGTTCTATGTGCTGTCTTATGCCCTCACGATCAACTGCGTCCGTGGCACGCTTGAGCTGTTCTTCCAGCCTTGCGATCTCTGATCGAGGTGACTTGTGGTGTGGTCTTCTGTTGTTTCTTTTCATTCGTGGTTTGTAAGTAATTTACACTACTTTATTTTATAAGTCTATCAAGATCCTCTGGAACTTGAACACAGTGCTATCACTGGTGATGTTCGTCGCTTTGAGTCTTACATTGCCATTCAGTACATCTACTGTAAACTGTGCTATGGGTAAAGTGGAGCCATCACTTGTATAATTCGACAATTCACCAAACACTGTGATGTAGGCTTCCGTGGTGCTGTCCGCACTAGGTCCATGTACAACGTTGGCCTCCACCATCTCGTACCTGCCGTTGGTGGTGTCTGATATGGAGATGTAGTATTTGGCACTCCTATAGGTCGCGGTGTCGAAAGTGTCAATCACTGATGTGGTGGATGACGCCACAGTCGTTGTGTTGTCGTTGATGTCTGAGTGATTTAGTTGAGCACTCGCTGTAGCGAATCCTAGGTTTCCGTTCCCGTCGGTTTTTATGACATCACCGGCAGATCCATCTGCAGTTGGAAAACTTATACCATTCAGTATCACCGTTCCTGATCCTGCGGACGAAAGTTCCAGGTCTGCGTTCGATGTTGCTGATATCTTGTTATCTTGTATAACTACACCATCTATGCTGGCCGATGAATTTGCCGTCACTGTGGTGAAAGTGCCCGCCAGTGGCGTAGTGGCCCCTATTACTGTGTTGTCTATGCTACCGCTATTGATGTCGACCTTGTCAATGATAACCTGTCCTGTACCTGCAGGCGTAATTAATAAGTCTGAGTTACTCTGAATAGTTTTTATCTCGTTGTCTTTGATATTGATATTTGAATCAATCAACAGCGATGAATCTATGGTCACTTGTCCTGTTCCCAGGTTTGTTATTTGTAAATCTTGGCTAGAACCAGATGTTGTTCGTATGGTGTTATCAACTATTCTGATATCTCCGATAGAGACTGTTCCAGTCCCAGAAGGCACGAGATTTATGTCATCGTTGGACCTAGTGGCCTCTATGTTGTTGTCGTTGATTCTGATCGCAGGCATCGAAATTGAACCAGTTCCGCTGGGTGACAGCACCAGGTCGTCGTTGGACCTGTTGGCCCGGATCTCGTTGCCACTTATGGTTATGTCTTCTACGAATAACGGTGATGCGTATATTTCATCGAAGTTGTCGTTAACCTTGTCCATTGCGACACGTAAAGCATCACCTGTACCGTCGTTAGCCGTTGCTCCTATGTTCAAAATCTGTTGTGCCATTATGCGTTGATCACCCTTCTTACCAGTTTTATCGCCTGGTCGTTTGTGTTATTTACTGTTCCTAGCAACCTAACATTGCCGCCCGATATGTCTGCAGAGAATTGTATAGTGTCGTACACCGAGGATCCATCACCGTCACCATTGTCTACACCACCGAAAATGCTGATATATGCTGTGACACCGTCGTGCGTAACGTTGGCGTCTATCAACCTATACCTGTCCGCCGTGGCGTCTGAGATCTGTATGTGGTATTTCACGCTCCTGTAAGTAGAAGCCGACCAAGTGTCCACAACCTGAGCCGACGATGAACTTCCCAACACAGTGGCCGTAGCATCCTCAAGGAATGAATGGTCGTACAGTGAGGAGTGAGATGCGAAATATAAAGTTCCATTCCCGTCTGTTTTAAGGACCTGTCCTACTATTCCGTCGGTGTTTGGCATCGTAAATCCGTTAACAATGACATTGCCTGTTGCACCTGTCTCTAGTTCTACATCAGCATTGGATGTTGATGTGATGGTATGATTTGTTATTATGATGCCATCGGCATTCAACGTTTCCATGGACAAAGTTGAAAATGTGCCCGAGGACGGGGTTGAGTCTCCTATAAGACAGTTGTCTACTGTTCCACTGTTGATGTCTGTTTTTGAGATCACTACTGAACCTATGCCCGCCGGCGTCAGAAGAAAGTCTGAATTTGACGTGGTGGTTTTGATCTCATTATCTTTGATGTTGATATTCCCGTCAATAGTTACTCCTGGCGAGATCGAAATATTTCCGCTGTCGGCAGATATCTCTAGGTCAGCGTTGGAGGAATTTATAGTGATTGTGTTACTCTTAATGCTTACGGCGTCAATCACAACGGAACCTAAACCGTTTGGTATAATCTTGATGTTTTCATTGGACCTGATAGACTCTATGTTGTTGTCGTTAAATCTTATAGACGGAAATAAAATAGAACCGGTTCCTGCTGGCTTCAGCACTATGTCCGCGTTGCTCAGCGTTGAACTGATGTTGTTCTGTACTATGCCGATGTGCGACTGCACCGCACTGGTGGCGTAAAGTTCCGTGAAGTTTGAGTTGATTTTGGCGCCCGCGGTCCTGATAGAATCACCGGTACCGTCGGCACCGCCTAATGTACCTAGGTCAATAGTCTGTTTTGCCATTTTATATCGCCTGTAATACTAGTTTCTTCCAGATGGCAGTTGAACCATCATAGTTGGCAGTGCAGATGTACAGGTTGGTCGCGTCCCAACTGATTGATCCCGCTACATCACCTGTGGCTCCTATTGCTGTTGGTGTCTTGGTAGTCGTGATCACTAATCTGTCAGCATTGACTTGTACTTGTCCCGTGCCGTTTGGATCTAATATGATGTTTCCGTTGGTGTCAGCACTCAATAAAGTGTTGCCTGACATCTGTAGATCGCCGGCCAATTCCGCGAAATTGGCATTGACCTTGGTCATAGCCGTGCGTAAAGTGTCGCCCGTTGCTGGATTTCCTGCCGTTCCTGTGTCTATCGTTAATCTAGCCATAATCTGTTATGCGTATTTATTAAATATGAATATGTTCATAGAGACGCAGAAGACCCTCAAACTGTTCAAGAGGGAGAGCAAACTGGGTGTCTGCCACACCGTTCGTCGCAACAACATCATGTACATCCTCAAGTGTGACCGCTGTGGGGAAACTTTCAAGAAGCCCAAATCACGGGTAGATCCTGAACGCATGGATAAGGGTCACAAGCACTTCTGTGATCGTTGTGATCTATAATCGCATCCAACTGATGTCGTCACGCCGGCCCGTGATCCAACGCTGTAGGTCAGCGTATATGCCCGACCGTATGTTGGGCTGATCGAAGTACCATCTCAGGAACGTGTTGCCGTCCAGGTACTCGCGCCTGTTGATGAAACGGAAGTTGGTGTCTGGAAACCTACGGAAGATCTGCCTCAATTGGTACATCCATTCATACTTGAGATACGCCTTCATGCTCTGCCTGTCTGGGTAGTTGGTGGAGTTCTTATAGATGTTGTTCTGTATACGGCTGGGTTCCGGCATTTCCCACTGTTGTGCGCCCAGTATGTCAAACCCCAGGATCACCACGTTCTTTATCCCGCTCTCGGCCGCCATCAGCACTGCTGAACAACCTGATCCCCTGTTGTTGGAGAAGTCCTCGGTCTTGATCCGGCCACCTTTCTTCATGTTGCCACCACGCCATATCCTGTATATCTTGAGTCCCCGGGGTACGTCCGTCTCCCGATCTCCATCACAGATGTAGTTCCATTTGCTGATGTCCTCGATGCTGTGTATCATAGGAGACTCCTTGCCATTATTGTGCCATTTGGACAGTTCCTCGTACATGGGTGGATTCACTGCCACTATGTGATCACACAGTTTTGGGGTGATCTCTATATATGGCGTTGCAACCATATATGATGCCGTGTCCTTTTAGTGTCTCTATGGGAAATATCTTCCTGCTCTCACCGTTGCCTATAACGAATGCGGTGTCCATCAGATGCCAAATGACTCTCCACAACCGCATGCGGAGGTCGAATTGGGGTTGCTTATCTCGAACTGTGATCCGAATGTTTCCTCGATCCAATCTATCCGGGTGCCGGCCACGTACAGCATAGAAGTTTCGTCTACCACGAAACGTCCCGTGCCCCAGTCCTCCACGTGATCACCATCGCCTATGCTCTCCTTGGTGTCTGCGAATCCCCATTCGTACTTGAAGCCAGCGCATCCACCACCCAGCACCGCAAGGCTCACAGCCCACTTGCCGGGGTTCCTCTCCAGCAGTCGTTCAATCTGTGATTTGGCGGCGTCAGTGATCAG